AGTTCGAACTGTACAAAGAAATCCATAGCTGAGAGATACTTATTAATAAGCTTATTAATAACAGGAACATACTGCTTAATAATCCTTGCTTTGATACCACCATCTTTTAACAAAGAAGCTGCAGCTGATAGAACTTGTTTGTCTTCGTTAAGATTGCTGAACGATTTCTTTAACTCTACCATTTCTTTTTCAAGATCAACTATTTTATTATCGTTCTTATCGACTGTCTTGTTATCTATTTTTTTGATCTCTTCATCTAATGAATTGCGATATTCGATAAGAGAGTTTATTTTAGTTTTAACTTTATGCATTTCAAACTGGAACGTATTAATCTTAGCATGAACCTCAATAATCTCACTCAAACGTTCATTGGTTTCTTCATACTGTTTGATTAGGTCTTCAAGTGCAGTATCAATGTTATCAACTTCTGTATTTTTCTCAGTTATTGTTTTTGATTTGAATTCAGAATCAATAACTTGTTTACAAGTAGGACATCCTTCGTGCTTGAGTAAAAAACTTATATCCTTATCAAGCATTGCACGTTTAGCTTCTATCTTATGTCTAAGCTGAGAAAGCTGATTGATACGCTTACTTATCTTAGGTTCGTCTTCGATATCTTCTTGTAAATTCTTGATTCCGTTGTTATGATAATGATATTGATCATTAAGGTCAGATATCTGTTTATCTGTTTCCTCTATCCTAGATTCTTTTTCAGCTATCATCTGTTCGTTGTTACTTTGCATCTCAGCAAGATGTTCGGTAATTATCTTTATCTTTTCTTCTACCAGTTTTCTTTTACTTGTAGCTTCTAATATGTTACCAGTATTAATTGTTATCTTATCTTTCAACAAAGCATTCATAGTTGTAAATATTTGAAGGTCGAGTAGATCTTCAATGATATCACGACGTTGAGCAGGACTCAATTGCATAAAAGGTTGGAAAGTTGCTGAACCAAGAACCACAACCTGAGAAAACGACTTATGGTTTACCTTGATGATTTGTTTTTCAAGTATCTCTTGGTAGTCTTTCATCTCGGCTGATTGATTCATCAGATTATCGTTTTGATAAACTTCAAAAATATGCGGCTTAATGCCACGGATTATCTTATAACTGTTCACACCAATAGAAAACTCTACCTCAACAACCAATCCTTTCTGTGTTATAGAATTAATAAGCTGAGGCTTATTAATTCTACGAAATGCTTTACTGAATAAGACAAATGAAAGCGCATCAAGCATAGTTGATTTACCAGCACCATTCTCACCTACAATGAGAGTAGTGTTGTGCTCGTTCAAATTAATTTCAGTAAAAACATTACCTGTAGAAAGAAAGTTTTTCCAACGCAGTTTTTTAAATATAATCATTCAACAGCCAGCGCCTCATTGTAAAGTTCCACAATTTTCTTTTCAAGCTTTTCCTTATTAACAGTTTTCTCATCAAACCCGCTAATGTATTTCTTAAAAATATCAATTGTTGATTCTGCTTCATTAACAATATCGGAATCTTCTTCAAGATTAAGATTAAGATGATCTTCTACTATCTGTATATCAAGAGGATTTTCTGATTCAATATTCTCGATAAATTTATCAAACCAAAACAGATTAGTTTTCTCTTGAATAATAACCTTAAGCATACAGTTTTTATATTGAGCGTAATCAATATCACTGTTTAAGAATGTAGCATCAGCATCATTGTACCATATTTTCTTGAACATCCTGTATGGGTTTTCAACAAAAGTTAAGTTCCTGTTCTCCGTATCGAATATGTGAAACCCTCTTGGGTCGGAGTAATCAGACCAAGTGAACTCAGCATGGCTACCGAGATAATGAATATTACCGCGAGAGCTGCGATGGTGATAATGGCCAGACATAACAACATCGAAACGGTCAAATAAAGCGGGATCATCGCCATGTGACACAATAGATCCACGAAACATTTCAAAACCTTGTAACTCCAAATGTCCCATAACAATTTGAGCTGGAGTAGTTTTGATTTTATGTAGGCAAACTTCTCTATTTTCATTGCATATCCAAGGTAGTATTAGAACAATCGTACCATCAAACTCCAACTCGCGAGGAAGCTGATCATGAACTTTAAAAGAATACTTGTCTACAACGAGTTCCTGGAGCGCATTAACTTTGTTAGTGTTCTTAAAATAAGTGTCATGGTTACCAGCAATGAAGTGAACATCATACCCTCCATTAGCGAGTGGCTCGAGAAAATCTTGACGCAGACGGCTGGCAGTGTTAATATTGATATACTTACGGCGGTCCACCAAATCGCCGAGATGTATAACTGTGCGTATCTCTTCTCGCTTAATTGTAGGAAAGAATGTCTCATCTAAAAACCTTTTTGAATTATCCATGAACGCAATGTTGTCGTTACGAACACCCCAGTGTGTATCAGTGATAAGCGCAATTTTCATCTAGCAGTTTTCTTTCGGTTGGTAAATGAAGCTCTGTCGCGAGAATATGTATTTAAACACATAGTCGTGTAATCTCTAATTGCCTCGAGACGAAGCACATAATTATTACGTTCGTTTTCTCTAATATTAGTATCGCCGATTTTATCGGTTAAATCAATAACATTAGCTGGCACTAGATGTAGATTCTTCATTAGTTTCTTCCTCTGCAAATTTTTCTAAACCAATTTTGTTCTTTTTTAAATTTTTAACCAGCTTACTTTCAAAACTTCTAATAATATCATCTGAATATTCATTATGTTTTACTTGTATAGAATGAGCAGGTCCACCTTCAGAATATTGCTGATCGTATAACTCATCCATAATACCAGAGTTTTCGAAATTCTTATGTTTGATATAAGCCTGTTTCTTTTCCTTATGTATTCTACGAATAAATGCGTTCCAGGCAATTTGTGTGAAGTAAGCAAATGGATTTGATGATTTTTCAGGGTCAAAACTATGTGCTGCCGATACGCAGTTCTCAATTGCGTCGGCGATCATCTCATCTCTATACGAATAATTCATAAAGTTTGGCTTGGTCGAAAGCCTATTACATATTTGAAGAAAACATTGTCCGACATAATTTGGTACAGAAGGCAAACGTTTACCAGCTTGTTCTGCGTCTTTCAAACTCTGTTTATACTTAATCATTTCTTCGTATAACGTTTTATTATTTACATAATTACGCTTTGCTCTCACAAGTTTTGCCATTTTACGCCTTTGGTTATTTAATATTAAATGCTATAGAAATTCTATCTTCATCAGTGAGATTCTGTTCTACTTTATGTTTAAGATATGAAGGAAAAATCAAAAGGTTGTTAACTTTAGGTGTTATTTTAAATGCAGGGCAATTTGCAACATTTATTGATTCTGGTACTATCCAATCAGAAGCAGCGTCTGGTCTTTCTAAAACTAAATCGCCAGAATTTTCAGAAGATTTAACATAGTAAACTCCAGAAAAATAAAAATTAGGATGATTATGCAACCAATTAAAATTGTATTTTCTGTTTATGTTAAACCAATATTCCATATATTGCGGTTCTCTTGATATTCCATATCCCTTATATATTTCTCTAGCAGCTAAAATAATGTTGTTAAGAAAAGGTTGCATTTCTTCAATTGATTCATAAACTAGTTTTTTGCTTTGCCAACCACCAGAATTACTAGCGATCGGTTTTGATAAACCATCTTTTTCTAAATTCTTTGCTATAGTTTCTATATCTATATTATGTTCTATAATTTGAGAATATACATATGTTGCGAAAATCGAATGTGTTTCCATGTCACACCTTTAAGTTTAATGGGTATATTTTATATTCAAATTTCTCTTCATTATAGATAGCCATTCTTGCAACAAAATGCATAAGTGTAAAGTTTTTTCTCGTTTTCCAAGTCAGGTCATCAGCGATGTCATAAAGAGTTGCACCGTCTTTACCAGCTGACTTGCGTAGTACGCGACCAATTGATTGTAGATTTCGAATCTTGGATTTTGAAGGACTAGCAGATATAATGTTACGCAGAGAAGGAATGTTAACACCTGTGGAGAAAGTTCCAACGCTAGCAACCACAATAGCGTTTTCCTCTGTTTCAAGTAGTTTACGAATTTGCTCACGATCTTCTCCATCAACACCGCCATGGACAAAGAAAACTGGTCGTCCACAATCTTTTAACATATCATATAGTATCTTACCATGTTTCTCTACAAACTGAAACATTAGCAATGTGTTTCCTTTAAGAGAAAGCGTAAGATTCATAATAAAACGGTTTCGTGCTTCGTTACGCACGAGATAATCTAGCTCTGTTTGATAATCGAATTTTGATGTTAATTTTCTAAGCTCGTCGGGGTATTTAAGAATTATAGCTTTAATTTCAAATTTAGTCAAATGTTTTTGATCAATCAATTCAGCAGTACTGATAACTTTTCTAACAGGTCCAAACAAACCCTCGAGGACGAGTTTATGAGTTTGAGTATCGTCGAGAGTACCTGTGAATCCAAAGCGATATCTACAACTATTAAGCTTAGACATAATGCTAGTAAGACTCTTAGCTTTAAATAAGTGAGCTTCATCACCTACGACCACATCAAACTGTTCGAAATACTTTTTATCCAGTTTGTATATCGACTGCCAGGTTGAGATGGTAATTGGTTTATCCGTTTGTTTATCTTGTCCTGCATATATTCGATGGACCCACTTATCAGATAAAAGCCCATAGTCACTAAAATCAGAGGCAAGTTGACTAACCAAAGAAGTAGTTGGCACAATAATAAGAGTACGTTTAGCATAATACCTCGTTATAAGATAGATGATGAAAGATTTACCAGATGCGGTAGGTGAAAGCATAAGTGCTCTGCGATTACGAATCGCATACGTGAACGCATCAATTTGGTAATCTCTACGTTCAAATTTCTCAGGTATTTTTAATGAATCAATAAACTCGTTTGCTTCTTTGAGAGAAAACTCATCTGCCGAAAAATCAGACTTATAAATTACCGTGTAATTGCGGCTTTTGGCAAACTCTTCAATATACTTGTTAAGACCTGCATATAATAAACAAGACATAACGTTGAACAAACGAATTTTGCCGTCCCACACTTTATTGCGGACAGCTGGCATAAATTTAGCTCCTGGCACTTCAAATGTGAAGTATTCGTTTAGCTCAAAGCCAATACCAGGGTCGCAAGTGATTTTGTTATAAGTTTGATCAAAACTTGCAATCTCAATAATATCCATTATGCTCCCATTGTAAATTTATGCCAATCAATCGCCGCCTTAATTTGAAAGCCTCTGTTGACCAAGCTTTTGATGATAGATTCGAGTAGCTCAACTTTCTCTTGCTGAAACCCAATTTTCAACGAGAGAGCAATAAGTTCTTTATCTGCTTCCATATACATAGGCATTTCTTGCTTGAGGATCATTCCTCGCGCAGGAAGAACCCATCCCTTTTCTCTTGATTCAGAAGATGGTCCTTGTGTATAAAATTCATATTTCGCAAGTTTTAACTCTTTCATCTCCGCTTCATACTTACGAAGAAGTATCTTTTCAGACACAAATAGCTTATAATATTTGTTATGAAGCTTAGGTATTTTGATGCTTTCGTTGCCGAGATCAGTCGTATCGATGTCTGAATCTGTATCCCAAAAAGCGTATATCTCATCAAGTTTCATAATACATTCTCCATTCAAAATATAGTATACTTCAAAAGAAGAATAAAGTATACTATATTTTGGTTACGTCGTAAAGAATATATCGAAACTCGGCAGTAGCTGTCATATAGTTAACAGTGTCTTCTGTAGTTTTAAATACAAGATCTGATAAATGTACGGGAAATGCGTTTCGAAACATCACTTCGAATGCAGGTTTCTTTATCTGATTGAGAATAATCAACGATATATCAGAGGTGATACCATTACCCGAATATACTGGATTTTTCTTGATGCTCTGATATTCAGCGAAATCAGCTGGGAATCCTAGAGCTCTAATCCAGTTGTGTATCTCGAACCAGTTCTGTAAATCCTCGTCCACTTTAAACGTAACATTGAGGTTACCAAATTTGAGAATTTCACCGGAAATAGGTATCTTAACAAACGGGTTAGTCTGTTCTAAAAACTCTGCAGTAATAGCTGGAAGATTAGCTTCCTGCACAAAGAAATTTAAATGGGGTGATCTCTTAATTTGGAATACGAAATTCAAATGACTTAAGAAATTCTTATTCTGTGGTGTGTTATCTAATGCAGCCATCAATTCCTCCTAGAGATACTAGTATTTATATTATCATCCTGTCATATATGATTATACTGGTTATTACAGAAAAAGTAAAGAAAAAAGGGGACCCGAAGATCCCCTTAAGTTTGCGGCTTGAAACCGTCTTATATTGCCTCGCCTTTGAATCAGCGAGGTTTTGATTACATAAGATTGTTTACGATAATACGACGATAGTAAACGTTACCAGTAGTACCACCAAGACCAAGGCGACCAGCACCCTTTACAAGACCTTCGGCGAATGGATTGGCTACCATGCCATAACGAGTCTTGAAACCAATCTTAGGCTGGAATGACTGCTGATCAACTGCACGAACCATCTGAAGTGGTACGTATGGGCAGTAGAATAGTCCAGCGTCGAACGCTGAAGAACCCTTATAGCCAACAGTTAGATAGTTGCCACCGATTGCGTATGGATCGATATAAACCTTTAGACGACCGTTAAGAACGCCAGCGAAAGTGTTGCCAGTGTCATCAACCTGAAGGTTGTTGCTGTTAAGAGCTGGAGTATAATCAAGAACACCAGCCATCTGAAGTGCAGAAGCAACGTCAGAAGAACAGATAACAATGTTACCCTTACCACGACGAGTAGTCTTGGCAATCTGGTTAGCTTCTCTTTCAAGCTGGAACATAAGACCCTTGAACTTTTCAACTGACCAACGACCGTTTGAGTCGGTGTCAAGATCGAAAATACCAGCAGTAGTAGT